ATTTTTTGAGAGTTTTCTCCCTCTAAAAGAAAATATGCATAATTTGCATCAGAAGTTCTTACATATATGTTGCTATATATTACATCGTAATTTTCCTCGTCAGGCTTTATAACAAACTTATAATTCGTAGCCCATTCAGGAGCAATTTGTCTTGGCGGTATATTTACCTGTATAGTGTTTCTAGTTGAAGATGCACTACAAGGAACGTGAAGTGAATTGTTATTACTAACGAGTGCTGTACTTGAACGACCATAATCATCCATATAAACTATTCCCGTTTCATACCCTCTATTACTATGAAGACTGCCTATGGTAGGACTTGTTCTAATAGTAGAATTTATAAATGTTACTTCATAAAATTCATATATATCTTCTGATGTGTTAGTACCTACAGTTTCGTTATCTACAAAACGCATATAAGGTAACTTAAATATTATAGAATCTTTTAATAAGCCGGTTCTAAATGCTGTAATATCTATCGGCTCATTTTGCTCATACCCTGTAACACCAACAAGGTCTGCTCCGCTTGTAGCACTAGCGTATTTTTTTACAGAGCCGCTTGTGGTAGGAGAAGGTAAGCTAGCAGGTATAGCACAATTAAAAATATCCGTAAATGTATTCCCATCGCAAGATTTATCTCCTGTAGGAGCATATACAGGTTTAATATTTCTTGGACTAATACTACCTACTTTATTTACAAATTCATCACTTGTTGCTAGCTCATATACGCTATTATAATTACTAGTTAAAGTAATTGAAAAAGAAATATCTAATTCACCTGTTTGCGATGTTGGCTGAGGATTACTTGATGGAGCAAATCCAACTCCTGATGACACATCGCTGTGTTTAAAACTTAAATCAAAAGTTAATGTATTTCCGGCTTTAAAATCTTTTACAAAACTTCCTAAACCAATAACTCCTGAACCACTTGTTGTTACGGTAATACCTCTAGATGGTATACTGTAATTAGTAGCGAGATTAGTTCCTTGTAATTCATTTTCATTTATATTTTCACTTAATAATCCAACTGTGTATTCTATTTGCGTTGGTACACCATTTCTTTCTAAATTATAGCCATCTATATAGTTACCATATATAAGTCTATTACCCATTATTGTTTGGGCTAAAGCAAAACGTGGCACATTGTCATATATTCTTAGTATCTCAGAATCAGGTAATATTGTAAATATATTACTGTTTGTAAATGTATATGTTTCAGTTGAGTTATCTGAAAAACCTCTATCTGTTTTATTAAATTTATCTATAACTTTTATAGTGCTGTTTTGAGCTTCTTTAAATAATAAATCAATACTTTTAACTAAAGGACCACCCGTGTTATAAGATACTAATGCTGAATTATAAAAGTTTGTCATACCCTCATTCAAATTACTATTTGGTGTGTAATCAAAATTTTTAGGAACAAACGCAGGGTCTGAAAATGGAGATGTTGCAGAGTATTCACCATCAGCATATCTATATCTGTATGCAAAACATATAAATCTATCTTCTAAATAATTATCTTCTGCTAAAGGTATTTGTTGCAGCTCAATAGTAGGTGCAAATAATGGTGGTCTTTTTATAACCAATAACCTTTCAGCTAATAGTAAAGGATTATTTCCAAAATCTACTATTCTAGGTGCAGACAATACAGGATTATCATATCCGCTTCTTATGTTTATAAATCTTGGTGGATTTATGTTGTCTGTAAAAAACAATAAATTTTCTACTAAATCTACACCTGTAATTAAATATTTTGGGTTAAAGTTTAATGTTGTGTTTACATTACCGCCATCATTTACACTAATAACGTGATAATCAATTATATTGTCGGTAGTGTTATATGATACTATAAGGTCTATTTTACCTGTAGGAAACAATGACGTAGGTGAACCTGAACCATCTCTAGCAAAAAAAGGGTCGTGAACAAACCAATATATAGTTTCATTAGCCCCATCTTCATATGCACCAATACATTTAGCTTGAGTGCTTAATTTTTCGTTATTGTATTCTAACGCAGTTAGACTTAAGTTACCCTTAGTGTTTTCTATTACACCAATCTCTGAACTTTCCGTAGACCCCATACGAACATTGATTGCATCTATATATTCGCCATCAGGGATAAGTCGTTCATCAACCGACTTATTCATTCTACCTTTTATGAAGTTTCTTGTAATATTCGCCATATTATTTTAACCACTTATCTTGACCTCTTAGATTCATTAACAATCGACCCGGGTGGATGTTACTTATTCTTATCTTAGCGTTTCTCAATAAAGCAGTCTTTCTTTTCTGTGCTCTTCGTACAACGTACTCCTGCACATTAAGTTTACTATTTAATATTGCGTATTCGATATATGCATACACATAATCTTCAAATAATTTATTTACACTAATCTTAGAGTCATCCCCACCTTCCATACCATCAGATACATACTCAAGTATACAAAGCTCTCCACTCATACCTGAGCTAAAGTTTATAACACCTGCTGCCTTATCTATCTTAAATGTAGGATTTATATTTGCTGTTTCTGTATTCAAACCATATCGTGCACCGATAGCATAATCAAAATACCAATTCCCTTCGTAATAGTATCCTTCCATCCCATCAAATTGACTTCCCTGATTAAGGTATATGCTTTTCTTTTGGTTTGTAATTCTATCTAAATCAATCTGAGAAAACTGTGGTGATAATGCATTACCATCAGAATCAAATAATATTCTATTATTATTGTCTTGTAAGTATGCAAGAGAAGAGTTTATCTGAATATTCTCAGTTAGTGGTCTAAGTAAACCATCTTTGTATATATTCACCCTAACCCAATTAACGTAGTCTGAAGGCAATATGTATCTCAAAGAGTCATTCACATTCAGCTCTAATACTTTAAGCTCTTTAAACGCATCGTAATTAAGTTCTTGTATTGCTCTCTTTGCGTGAAACAATACCTTAAATCTTTCCTCGTTATTTACAAGCGAGTGGTTTCCATTGTACATCAACATAAAGTTGTTGACTATATCATACAAGCTGACATATTGGTATGAACCCCAATTCGCATCTTCAGGGGCTGTTCCCCCATTTTCATAATATTGATACTGTGATATATATGCCATTATTGTTGATTATCTTTTTGTTCTTCTAAATTAGCAAACTGAACTACCTGAGCTTCTCTTATCTGTATACCTGAGTATTGAAGTATTTTAATTACTAAATTCACCTCATCACTAATTGGTAACTCAAAGTCTTGATAATCCGATTGAGATTGGTCAAATACAGGCTGCCCTCCTGTAAGTGTACTGTATGTCCACTTAGGGTCTTTAGGGTATCTAATATACTGACTAAATATTTGTCCGGGATTGTTTATTGTTTTTGGTAATACTGTTACCGAATCAGTATTTAAAGAATACGCAGGAAAAGTTTTAGTAGGTGCAGTAAGTAATGAGTTAGCTAACATACTAATCTTACTATTCGTTACCTTCTCTGCTTCATAGTTCTCAGGTTTAAATATAGAATATTTTTTCCCATTACCCGTAGTTGGAGGAAATATATTGTCTTCCAAGTTAAGTATAGTATTAGATACGTTTGTAATTATTGTTTGCTCTAATGTAAACAAATTTACTGCTATATCGCCAACAGATACAACACCTGCAAAACCACTATCTATCATTGTAAATGGCTGTGGACTTGTTCCGTTTGTTCCACCCTTTAAAAACGTAGTATATGCCAATACCTTATTTAATAAATAGTAATCATCCCCTGTAGTTAATTGAGATGGTGTAAGGTATCTATTAAATGCTTTTTGGTCAAAGTTTCTTATTGTTGAGAATGTATCTATAGACTCCTCAATACCTTTTGTCATATCAGCATACTCAGACCCTGATATCCTAGCGTTCTCTTTATTTATAGCCGTATTGTAATCACTAAAGTAATTCTCAAAGATTTCTAGCTGTGCTTGCTTAGCAAACAGATTAAAATCCTGTGGAGATATATATCCATAGTTGTTCTTGTTAAGAACCGAAAAGACTGTATTTCTTACTGAGTTTATCATAATAAACTTTTGTACAAAGATAACAAAAAAAAAGAGTCCGATGAAAAATCGGACTCTT